TTATAATAAAGGCTCTAAATAAATTGATTCCTGAACCTACAAAACAGGAATTGAATAATACTGGCCTTAAATGGGATAATGAATATTCTTTCCATCCCGCTGGACAAAAGGATAAAAATACTGTAGAATGACATCATGACACTAACTAAATTTTCTAAGTTAATTAAGGAAGGAACTAAAAAGTCACATACCATGGCTGAGAATACAGGGTTTGTAACGAACTTTCTCGCTGGTGTTGTTGACAAGGACAGTTATAAACAACTGATTGCAGACTTTTTCTTTATCTACACTGCTCTTGAAGAACAGGTAGATAAGTTTAAAGATGATCCTTGGATTTCTTCTATAGCGTTTGATGAACTCAAACGTGTTCCTTCTCTTGAGAGGGATTGTGAGTTCTATTGGGGTGAAAATTGGAGAGAAGTTATTTCTCCTACAGATGCCTGTAAGAATTACGTCAATAGAGTTAAAAAGATTAATGCTAAGTTCTTAGTAGGACACCACTATACACGTTACCTTGGTGACTTATCTGGTGGTCAAATATTGAAGAATATTGCAAATAAATCAATGGGCTTGGATGGAAAAGGACTTGATTTTTATGAATTTGAAGGAATTGATAATCCAGGCAGTTTCAAGACAAGGTATAGAAATGCTTTAGATAATCTTCCCATCAATAAACCTGATGGAGAATTGATTATTAATGAAGCAAATTATGCCTTCAAGTTGAATATGGATGTCTTTAATGAAATAGGATCAAATAAGAAATTTCCATTACTATCAACTATTAAATCTCTTGTTAAAGTGACATGGAGATCTATTAAATCCAAAATTAATAACTGGGAAAGGACATGACTTGGTTTCTAGTCGTACTCAGCAACTTATTCTTGTATGCTGCTTTAAGAATACATTTGGTTAGGAAATTCCGAACCAGTTATTCAATATATCTAAAAGATAATGAAGGAAGAAGGCAAACTTTGACTGATACCATTTCGCATCTTTTAGAAGTTAATGAGATACAAGATAAACAGATCAAGTATCTGGCTGGAGAGATGGAGAAACAATGGTTAAATCTTGAACAGATTGCCTTGGTTACAGGTGCTGAAAAGTACTGTACTGAGAAACCTTCACCAAAACAATTATGAAAGACATGAACTCGATAGAGGGCAGTGAAACTAAGCAAGAGAAAAGAGATAGAGCAATTTCTTTATTTCTTGAATCTCTTTATAAACCTGATGATGTTCTCCGTGGTTGTGCTCACAATCAAAAGTGTTATGATGAACTGATGGAAGTCAGAGAAATTGTAATAGAGTATGTACAAAATGATTTGAGGAGACGAGGCCTTCACAACAAAGGCCCTTTGACTTGATGACCCTTTTAGAAAAACAACTTTTAATGGTTCAATCATTAAGAGAATCTATGCCTTTGGAAGACCGAGCGTATTTCTACCTATCTCCTGTGTTAAATATAAAAGCACACTTGAGGACTATGAAGGATAGAGTTAATGTTAGACGAAGCTCAGAGGAAGGATTTGAGGAAAACCGCAAAAAGACTAATTAAGATTGCAAAAAAACATCCAGAATGGTATACTGATTCTGATGTTAGATACGCTAAGATGATAAAGCGTGAAAACAAAAAACGTAAGAAAAACAACGATGAAAATCTTTCTTGATACTGCCGACTTTGACCTGATTAACGAAAGGGTTAAGACAGGTCTTATAGATGGTGTGACAACAAACCCAACACTTATACTAAAAAGTGGTGGAGACCCAGTAGAGACGATTAAAAAGATCTCTGGCGAGTTTCCTTACTTTGAGTCTATTTCTGCAGAAGTAGTTGCAGATAACGCTCCAGAGATGATGGAACAGGCACAAGCATTTAAAGATCTTAAGAATGTTACTATTAAGGTTCCATTGACAACTGAAGGATTGAAAGCATGTAAATTGCTTGCATCCGATGGTTTTACTGTAAATGTAACTCTATGTTTTTCAGTTGCACAGGCAGTTCTTGCTGCAAAAGCAGATGCCACTTATATTTCACCATTTGTAGGTAGGGTTGACGATAACTCATTTGATGGTGTAGGATTGGTTAAGGACATTGCTTCTCTATATAAAGAGCACCTATCAAGGACACAAGTTCTTGCAGCATCTCTCAGAAATGTGGCTGATGTTGCTAAGTGTTTCTCAGTGGGAGCAGATGTAGTAACAATGCCTCCTTCGATTTTCGATAAGATGTATAATCACATCTTAACCGATAAGGGACTTGAATTATTCCAAAATGATTGGAATTCAATTAACAAATAGGATTATGACTTTATCTCAACAAGTACAGGACGGTTTACAAGAAGCAGAATTAAAACTTCGTGAGACTCTTGCCTTTGCCGCTAAGGTAGAAAAACCTTATATCGTCAGAGAGATTGGCGGTATGATTTCTCATATTGATAATCTTAAGTCTACAGACAAACTGTTTGATAGAATGGATCACGTAATTAGTAAGTTAGAGAAAGATGATTGATTGGCGATATTCCGATGAACGTATGAAAATGCGTCAACAATCCTTTTTAGCCCTTAAAAATTACAATGATTTAGATCATGTCAGGTTCCTCTATGAATTTTGCCACCTCTGGGTATCGCAGGGGAAACAGGACACAATCGGAATCGAAGACAGTTTTCTTAGATTCTGCGAGAACTCGAAAAATCCGTGAGGATTCTATAGTAAGAGTACCTGACATTTTAGGTGATGGAAAACCCCTAGAAGGTCGGGTTCTTTTTATAGGCGATAATACAAGTCGTGCCTTGAATGGGACAAAACATGCGGTTTACCTTACCGTTTGTATTAATGAACAATCCCTTACATCACTTTTAGTATTTAAAGATGATTGGCCCACCTTAGAAGTAGTTAAGTTTTAAATCTATGTTTACTATATACGGAAAAGATGAATGCCCAATGTGTTTCAAGATCAAAACTGTTCTTGAATTACTAGGCAAGGACTATGAGTATAAAGAATTGGGTACGGATTACACAGAAGAGGAGTTTGAAACTAAATTCCCTAATGTTCTTTCTGTACCACAGATCATATTGGATGGTAAGGTACTTGGTGATGCTAACCAAACCTTAAAATATCTAAAAGAACATAAGGTATTTTGACATGATCCCTCCAGATGTAGACATAAATAAGGGCGTTGAACTACTATTAAAAGGAGAATCAAAACCGAAACCGCCGCCTAAAAATCTATTAGATTTAAGATTTACTCTATTCGGTAAAGAATTTAGTTTATCATTCAACATAAAAAACACAACCAGTAATTAACCTTGGGAGGTTCCACATGGAAACAACAGTACTTCTTGTTATGTTTAGTATATTATGCGTGACATTTTTGTTAATTGGTGGTATAATTGGCTGGTTAGCCCAACAAAATAATTACGTCAATATGCAGAATCAGGCGGTGGCATATACCCACCCTGAGATGTATGACGAAAATGGGAATTTAATTCCCGATGAAATCGTAGCCGTGAGGTTTGAAAATGACAACAGCGAAGAAGACGACGAGGAGTAAATCCTCTTCAACTAGGAAACCTAGAACTCGCAAAACTACAACAACTAAAACCCCTGTGACTAAGCCAAGGACGGTGACAGTTAAGAAAAAAGAACTGCCACCTAATCCTTTGGTGCATGAGATATTAGAAGCTGTAGATTCAGAAAGAATCAAGACTAAAAAAGTAGATCTTCTTCGTACTCATGGAGACGACTCTCTAAAAATGTTAATGGTTTGGAATTTTGATTCATCCGTTATTTCTATGTTACCAGAGGGGCCTGTACCATATCAACCTGTAGAAGGAGATGTTCAGGCATCTAAAGAGATGGGAGTTCCATCAAGAACCACAATTCGGAATGCTGCCCGTCAGTTTTACCGTTTTGTAAAAGGTGGAGATGACCAACTTAATAAAATAAAGAGAGAAAGTATCTTTATTAATCTTCTCCAAACATTACCACAACCTGAGGCTGAGATTCTTATTTTAGTTAAAGATAAGAAACTTCAGACTAAGTATAATATCACTCAGGAATTAGTGGCAGAAGCATATCCAGAAATCACATGGGGGAACCGCAGTTGAAAATCATTCACGAAGATTGTGATCCTAAACTTGCTGCAGATAAAAAACTTCCATATACTGCCTACCTTGTAGAGTATGTTAAGGAAGTGGAAACTGATGGTAAGAAGTCTGATAAGACTTGTTACGACATCACTATTTGTCAAAAGCAGGTAGAAATGTTTGATTATTACTACGATAAGTACAAAAAAGGTCTGAAGAATTGGAAACAGACTGAAGGGCAAATGAACCCTAAACTCTGGTCAGATCAGATGCTTCAATCTAAGAAAGAGGCAAAACCTAAGAAACCACAGAAGAAGAAAAATGGGTGAATATTCAGGATCCTCTCCTATGGGAGATGGTAGAAACGTTGCTGGAAGTAAATTCACTGGTGATGCTAAACAAGGTAAAGTTGAGATGAATACTGAGGAGTATAAAAAACTCATCAAGAAGTATAAGAAGACTAAGAAATATATGAAATCTAATTTATTTGCAGTAAAAACTATGGATGGCACAGAGAAATATGTGTCACAACTAATGAAGGAAGCTGATGAAGCAACTGAAGGTCTATGATGATTTTCTAAATCCAGAAGATTACGAAAACCTTCGTAAACTTATGATGGATGATTCCTTACTTAACTGGAACTTTTCTGATGGCATAAACATGCCTGGAGATGGAAAGTACCAGTTTTGTCATATTTTCTATCATAGATATCAACCTAGAAGTGAATATTGGGGTGGTCTTATCCCCATGATAGAGAGGATAGATCCATCAGCAATTGTCAGGATTAAGGCTAATCTAAATATGAGAACACCTGAAATAGAAGAGTATGAATTGCATACTGATGTTGACGATGCTATCACTTCCATCTATTATGTGAATACCAATAATGGTTACACTAGATTTGAGGATGGAACAAAGGTTGACAGTATCGCTAATCGTATGTTAGTATTTGACTCTAACATGAAACATGCTGGATCATCATGTACCGATGAACTTCGTAGGTGTGTAATCAATTTCAATTATTACGTCTAAAATGCCCGAACCCGATAGAGAAAGATTAAAACTAATCTATAAGAACTTAAGAACTCTTGTAGATGAACTGGAATCAGAGATTTACTCAAATACAGATTCTTATACTATCCGAATCAAAGAAAAAGAAAAAGTAACTTATGGTGATCAGATAGAAGAATTATGAACGTAAGACTTATTAGCATTACTCCTGATGCGGAGCAGACAATGGCATATATTGCCAGAGTATCTAATCCATCTAATCAGGATAATGAAAAATTTGCTGGATTGTTAAACTATTGCATTACTCATCAACATTGGTCTGTTTTTGAGCAGTCTTCTATGACATTGGAGATAGAAACTACTAGAGCAATAGCGGCTCAAATTTTGAGGCATCGTAGTTTCACATTCCAAGAGTTTTCACAAAGATATGCTGATAGTTCAAAGTTAGGTGATATTCCATTGCCTGATCTTAGGAGGCAGGATACAAAGAATAGACAAAATTCTACAGACGATTTGGATCCTTTTGTTAAACAGACAGTAGAGAAACAGATACAAACTTTGTTTAGTTCTTCTATTTCCTTATATCAACAGATGCTTGAGTCTGGTGTTGCAAAGGAATGTGCCAGAATGGTTCTTCCTCTCGCCACACCTACTAGAATCTATATGACAGGTTCATGTCGTTCTTGGATTCATTATATCTCTCTGAGGACTGCCAACGGTACTCAGAAGGAACATATGGATATTGCAAATGCATGTAGAGATGTATTTGTTGGTCAGTTCCCTGTTGTTTCTGAAGCTCTTGGATGGGAACGAGATCTTGTTCAGGATTTAGTTGAAAATATAAAAGAAACAGCTGAGAAAGTAAAAAAAGTCATGGAGGATGATTAATGGCCACCTATCCTGTTATACATAAAGACACTGGTGAACAAAAAGAAGTCGCTATGAGCATTACTGAATGGGATCAGTGGTGTAAAGATAACCCTGATTGGCAGAGAGATTGGTCAGATCCATCTACTATGCCTGGTGTAGGAGAAGTTGGAGAATGGAGAGATAAACTTAATAACAAACATCCAGGCTGGAAGGATATTCTAAAGAAATCTGAGAAATCAGCTGGAATTCAAGGTCGTTTAGCAAACCGAGGTATCACTTAACATGCCAAGAAAAAAAAGAAGTAACTCTAATGATCCTATTGGAGTGGGGATGACGGCTAAACAAATGCGCCGTAAGAGACCGATCAACAATGGCATGTTGGTAGAGATAGAACCAATAACAAACAACCAAAAAGTATTATTTGATCATTATGCAGAAGGTAAAAATATTTTTGCCTATGGTGCAGCGGGTACAGGTAAAACTTTTATTAGTCTCTATCTTGCCCTAAAGGATGTTCTTGATGAGACTACACCATTTGATAAGGTGTATATTGTCAGATCTCTAGTTTCTACAAGAGAGATTGGTTTCCTTCCAGGCGATCATGAGGATAAATCCTTCCTTTACCAAATTCCTTATAAGAATATGGTAAAATATATGTTTGAAATGCCTTCTGATGCAGATTTTGAAATGCTATATGCAAATCTGAAAGCACAGGAGACTATTTCATTCTGGAGTACTTCATTTATTCGTGGAACCACAATGGATAATTGCATTGTGTTGGTCGATGAAATGCAAAACTTGAATTTTCACGAACTTGATAGTATAATAACAAGAGTAGGCGATAACTGCAAAATAATGTTTTGTGGTGACTCTACTCAAACAGATCTTACAAAATCATATGAGAAGAATGGCATCTTAGATTTCAAAAGAATCATCGAAATTATGGAAGAAGATTTTGGTGTTACTGAATTCGGTATAGATGACATTGTTCGCTCTGGTCTAGTAAGAAACTATTTGGTTACTAAATTGGCTCTTTCTTTATGACGTTTACTCATTTGAATAAACTTGGTGATTTTGATTTAGAAGCCGAAACTATAGATGGAGTTAGATACTACACACTTCCTAGTGGTAAAAAATCTCCTTCTATAACCTCTGTAACTAGTTTCTATAATCGCCAAACTTTTATTAATTGGCGAAAGAAAGTTGGTGAAGAGGTTGCCAATAAGATTACGAAAGTATCTACAGATAGAGGTACAAGATTTCACGATCTAGTGGAAAAATATCTTTTAAATGAGGATATTGATACTATAGATGGTGTACTTCCAACAACTAAAGCGTTATTTCTTGCTGCTAAAGATTCTTTAGACAATATAAATAACATACATGCTTTAGAAAAACCATTATATTCTGAATATTTTGGTATTGCTGGTCGAGTAGACTGTATTGCAGAGTATAATGGCGAGTTAGCCATAATAGACTTCAAAACATCTAATAAGATTAAGCCTGAAAAATGGCTTGAGAATTATTTTGTACAAGAAACTGCATATGCCTGTATGTACTATGAAATGACAGGCACTGCTGTAGAGAAGATCGTGACTCTAATGGTTGCTGATAATGGAGATGTTAAAGTTTATGAAAAACGCAACAAAGGTGAGTATATTAAACTTCTTACCAAATATATCAAAGAATTCGTCACCCACAAACTTAGTGAGTATGGAGAAAGAGGTTAATCAATTACTACAGGAGAAGTTTCTCTGTCAGAATAAATTTACAAGTGACATTGAGCAACTTGTACTTCAATCCGATCTCAATTATATTGAGGCGATTATTAGTTATTGTGAAGAAAAAAACATTGAATTTGAATCTGTAGGGAAATTAATTTCCAAACCTCTCAAAGACAAGTTAAAAGCAGAAGCTACCGAGTTAAATTACTTAAAGAGAACTTCTAGATCTAAACTACCGATATGATTTTTTGGATTGGATTCTTTGTCATGTTCTTCAATGAAGGATTTGTTATGATGAGGCACGTATCACCGTGGTTCGCAAGACAAAGAG